AAAAAACCAATTCAACCTCACTACTATGCGTATGAACGCATGCTCAGAAGGAGAGAACCGGACTGTCGATATGTCGTCAAAGAATAAAAAATACTCTATTAGACATTCTTCAGCAAAGAAGATCCTCAATACCACTGGTCACTCAGACAATAATCGATCTTGGAAAGATCGTGTCTTTATACTGGAGAGTTCAAAAGCATTATGCAATGACTACTCCTTGAGTGTCCACACAGTGGAAAAAATTATTGTGGCGGTGAGAGCGATACAAGAATTATATACGCTATCAGGCTTACCTAGCCCCGCCACACGCTCCTGGTTTTCTAGAAACCGTACTGAAAAACTGACTAAAATCGAAATCGCATTGCGAAAACGGACTCTTTTAGTTAATCGGGAGCATTATAAGTTGACACATGCCCTATTGGCGTATGTCAGCTGGAATGGGGAACACAGCTGGGTTAAACTTTTTAAATGGAAGTTTGCTGTGTTCTTCGCGAGTCATCGATCACAAGAGATCGCTGAATTTCCAAAAATAAAGGACGCCAACGGGGATTACAATGATGCTCTCCTACCTACGAACAAATATAACAAAAAGTTATATAAGAACGAGGGAGGAAAAGTACATAAGTTTTTCACCCGTCCGGATATTATTATGGGAGGAATCGCTCATTGTCACATCCAATCCCTAAAGGATCGTGATGAAGAACTATTTTGGGAATTTGTGAACAGTTCACAGCAATACAAAAAATGTATGCCGTGCGTTCCAAACGACCTAGTTCGAGAGAGCGTGACCTCAACCATAGAAGTCCTGACCGGAGAGCAAGTTAACTCAGATTTAGGCCTAGTAAAAATACTAGATTGGCCATTCTGGGAACAAGCTCAACCCGGAGAAATAAGAGAGGAAATTCTCGCGACCAAACCAGTGTTGGTGAGAGAAATACGAAGGAGTGTTCGTGAGCTGTTTACAGGTCACTTTCCAACGCCCGACGAAGTATATGAACCCTTTTTGGCTTCGGGGAATGCAAATTATTGCAATGCCCGTTCCAAGGGTGGATCCATCGGAGTTCTCTATGATAGAGATATCTACGGCCAAGAGCCAGAGGGACTATGTGAGTTCGGAAGCGCTAGCGCTGAGTTCTCACGTCCTGTGGCTGAAAGCTATGGATCATACGGTCGGTGCGTTCAAGACTCATTAAATGAATATGAACGTATTTTCCACCAGACAACATCTGGAACAATGTTTATCCTCGATGATGAGCAGCTCAGGGAGACCTGGAGAGAGCAATATCTAAATATCTTTAATCTAGCTATAGAGGAAGAGCCTTGTGTAAAAGCACTAGGCCTCTGTGAACCATTAAAGGTTCGGGTCATATCTAAAGGCCCACCCCTCTTGTATACAGCTTTAAAACCCTTCCAAAAATGGTTATGGAAGGTTCTCAAACGGAACCGCATTTTCAAACTCATCTCGACTTATGTCACCGAGGACCTTATTAATAAGGTATTCGGGGAATTGACCGAAGACGAGGAAATGCTATCCGGAGATTACGTGTCGAGCACCAACCTGATCAAAGGTTGGGCTTCAGAGTGCGCTGTTGATGAGCTCTTCGACCTTTGGGAAGAAGAAATGAATGATGAGCATGTAGACCTTTATCCAAGAGAATTCTTGGTGAAATTAAAGGGCATGTTCCTCAAAGCTCTCACTCGCCACTTGTTTGAGTGTGAGACGGATGATATCCGTCCTCAGACAAATGGGCAGCTCATGGGTTCGATTATTTCGTTCCCATTCCTCTGCATCGCTAATGCAGCGATGTGCCGACACAGTCTCGAAACTGCTTACGGGCGAACCTTTCGGTTATCTAACACACCTACCACAGAGCGAGGGCGAATTGCCCCACTCTTAATTAATGGTGATGATTGTGTACTTAAAGGACCTAAAAACCGTTTGCGTTCCATATGGGAACCTATAACAAAGGTTGGGGGATTAGAGACCTCTCTAGGGAAGACCTACTTCTCCGACAAATTTATGACTATCAACTCGACCATATTCGTATGGAACGAGCCACTGAAACAGTGGAATGAGTCAAAATATGTCAACTTGGGACTTATGATGGGCCGTCGCAAAGACGCCATTACGACCTCCAAAGGCTCAAATCAGAAAAAAACTGTAAATAAGAGCAAGGAGACCAAGGACAACCACACTGCACAAGTGCACGGTGGTCAACTTGGCAATATAAGTCGAGAGCTCAAAAGGAGCTGCCCACCACGGATGTGGGCCCAAGTGAAAAGTAGATTTATCTTCTATAATATGAC